GGAAATAAATTCCAACAAGCGCACCCCCAATGGCGGCGGTACGTCTAATGATTTTATGTTCTCTGATAAAACTTCCGATTGGACCTTTAAAAATAGGCATGTTAGCCTCCTAATATTGAATGTTTTATGTCCTGCCATAACGCTCCAGTAATGACCATTGATGCGTCATTGTCTGAAGGATAGTGGACACCTTGTAAAACCCTAGCCTTACCAGCTAGGTCTATTTTGTCAAAAATTTCTGACGAATGTTCTGGATAGTGTTCGGCTAGAATGTAGCCCATCATAGCTGCCCAAGCTGTGTGTCCAGATGGGTAAGCGGGTGTTTGATGAGTCTTAGTTTCTAAAACCTTTATACTTATACCATATGCTTCGGCTAATTGGTATGGTCTTGGCCTATTAAATTTCCATTTTAAATTCATAATTATAGGCTTTGTTATGTTCCATGTTCTTTTAAATTCTTCTGAATGGTCTTTAAGTCCATGCTCCTTTATCAATTTACTAAATACATGGCTAGGGTTATCGTCAACCATTTTCACCAAATCTATTTCATTAGATGTCAAGTTTTCTGTCATCTTTGAAATTTGCATGAGTTCTTGTATTGTAAAGTCACTAGTATTTTCTGGCGGCATAGGTAGAACATTTTTCCAACCTATGGTAACTTTATCAGATACTTCCCAAGTTCTTATTCCTTCACCATACTTTATATTTCTAACCGAGGTAGTTACCTCAGTGTTAGTTTTATTTATTAAATTCACGTTATGTCCTTCAATATATTTTTAGAATCATCTTTAACAATACTGTGCGGTCTACCATCTGTCGCGGTATATCTAGTCGTTCTATTCATATTCAAATGATCGTAAAGCGTCCACGCCAAATCTTCTGGGCTACATCTCCCTTGGTCAAAGTCATCGGCGTTGGGGGTGGAAGAACCGATTGTACGTCCCATTTCATAGCTTCCGCAACTAATCATTAGTGGTGCGAGCTTACCAAAATGATCTCGCCCCTGATTTTGATTTACCTTTGGTGTGCGTCCAAACTCAGAAGTAACCACCAGCATTACTCGCTCGTACATACCCCTAGCTTCCAATGTATCCATAATTTTAGCGAGGTAGTGATCTAACTCTACTTGTTTTGTAGAAAGTGACTGACCAATATTTTGGTGCATATCCCAGCCGCCATAACTCAGTGATACAAATTTAGAGCCAGCCTCTAACAATCTAATTGCAGTAAGGGCATCCTGCCCAAGAGTCGCCTCCTTGAACTTGTTGTAATCTTTGTCGTTCTCGTAGCGGAACGCTTTAGAGCCATTACCAAGGATGATGTCAACAGATTGATTACGAAGGTCACTCCAATCTTTTGCCATCTGCTGTTCTCTAGCGATAAAACCTTTGTCAATAACATTTAAAGCATAAAGCCTCTTCTTAAAATCTTCGCTCTTGCCTAGCAACTGTAGATCTTTACGACCTTCTCTGGTCGCGTCAAATCCGGTATATTTACCGCCAAGCCAAGCTGCTCCGTTGTGTTCGTATTGACCTAGTTTTACATAGGTAGGGAGTCCATCGTCTGTGTTTACACCGTGGTGCTTACTCATCATAGAGCCGTAACTAGGCCACTTGGAGCTTGTGCCTGCCCCGAAGTTAGCTTCGCCAGTGACTACCCAGTGGACCGCAGAGGCATGGTTCTGATCACGATGACCAAACGCTCTGGGAATTGCTATTTTATCTGCGCGTTTAGATAACTCTTTAAATAATCCACCTAGTTCTACTCCAGCTACATTTGTCTTAATTGCACCAGTTACAGATCGCCGGTCAGCAGGAGCAAATGGTATAGGATTAAAAGTCTCAATATGAGAAGCGCCACCTCCAAGAAACAGGAACAATACTGCGGTATCGTCTTTCTTTTTATCGTCTGCATAGCTTGCTGTAATATTTCCGCAGGCAAAAGTTGTTGCTCCCAGTTTGATAAAATCTCGTCTTTTCATTTTATTTCTCTGTTGTTTGGTCCCACTCTGGAAGGCAGAGCGCATGTTCGTAATTTATTTCTTTAGCACCGGTAAGGTCTGTGAATATAGACTCTTTAAAACATTCTTCGTTACAGATACTACAAACGCGACTAACTTTTACGTATGCGTCAACAGCTAAGATGCTGGAAAGTGTGAATATAGTAAACCAAGAAAAAATCCTAGAAATTTTCATTATCCGGGAGCCTCATAAAATCCAATGTTAAATCCGGGCGCGGTATAGTCTTCTATTACCTTATCCATCCCGTCTTTTTTAAGTGCCTTCTCTATAGTTATACACATATTTTCATCCTTACCTTCAAAGTTATTCTTGCAAAAATGACATAAATATTTACATTTGAAGTTAGTTCTAGTGTGATCAATTGGTTTTGGGCTTATATTCTGTTGTATTTCTTGAAATCGTTTCTTTAATTTTTCTAGGAATCTAGCTTCGTCCGATTCGTCTAAACAAATACTGAAGGGCGTGGGATCAACCTCTCCATCCTTATCTTTATAAAAGAAAATGCTCATAATTCTATACTTAAATTGTGGATATATCTTAGATATAGCATAGAAATATAGCAGTAGTTGAGCGTCATCTTCCAGTTTTGCATAGTCTTTGACTTCACCCGTAGCCCAATCCATCCTACGTCCAGTTTTCCAGTCAACAACTTCAATCGTGTCTTCGTTTACAAGGGTTGTCAAGTCAATAGTACCCTTGATCGCAAGCTGCCCCTTTACTGTTTCTCCGTTAATTTGGTACTCAAATTTTGCCCAATCTTCCTCAATAGGTATGTCAAATTGAGCTTCTGGATGATAAATGTTTCTTTTTCTTGGGTCAAATAACCCGTCACTATGAGTCAGAAAAGTCTGAACAGTTTCCCTGACTACTTTTCTGTCTCCACGATAAAACTTATGCTTAGAGCCTTCTGCGTACTTTTTGATGGCGAGTTCTGTCGTATCGTCAACAAACTCATCAGTATACAACTCTTCTTTTTTTATTCTTATTTTGCCACACTTGTCGTCTTCAATCGCAAGATATTTTTTACGAGGATTGTCTTGCTGAAATTTTTTGAGACTTGCTAGAATTTCCATTACCTTGTGGGCCATAGTACCCATATCTGCTTTTTTACCACTATCAGACCGCCAACCTAAAACATAGGTTAGAAAGTATTGCATTTGGCAATAATCGTAATTATTGTAGGATGAACTTCTAACGTATGTTACTAGCATTTTTTCCCTTTAAAAGATGATATAATTGTTTACCCTTTTGTACAAGTTCTTGAATGTTTCCATTCTGGTTATCAATATAATCTGAAAAGGAGTAATCGTCCAGAGCCACTTCACTTGAGTGGTTGTCGTCAAATACTTGTCGCTTCATTCTTACCACTAATCCACCAGCTTCTTCTATAGCTTTAGCTTCGTTTGGAAAGCGAACATCCGCAACGACTGCTAACGCTGATTGCTCTGAAGTTATTCTTCTGATTGTATTATTTGTCCAAACTGGTGCGTAAATTTTACGCATAATATCCGTACCAATGAATTGCATAAACTCACGCGAAGTCATTGGTCCTTCTCTCCAACCCCAAGACTTTTTAGCGTCAATTGGCATCTTAACCATTAGATTCATGTTTTGAAATCTTGGCATGTTCTCCCAGCGTAAATGCTCTTGAAGCTGATTTTTTTGCTCGTCAGTTCCCCAGACGCACTCGTGTGGTATGTCAAACAAATCTGTACACATCCACTTTACTGTATCCGCGAAGCTGTACAACTTTACGAAAGGCCACATGTGGTGTTCGGCATATGATACAAAATCATCATCTTTTCTTGAGATGTCAAATTCTCCCCACTTGCCGTCTGTTAAGATGTTTAGCTTTCCATCATTACTAATATTCCAATCTTGCACTGCTTCTATTTCACTAAGCACAATCCCATGAAGTATATTAGCTACTGTGCTTTTTCCAGACTGCTTTTTTCCAGCTATTCCCAAAATCATTTATAGTGTCCCTCTAGGTTGTTTAGTATTTCTGTCTGTATTTTTTCTTGTGTCATATCCCCTAAGTCTTTTCTTGACATGTTAGGAAACACCAAGGTAAACAATCTGCTCATCTCTCTTTTTATCTTAATTTTAGATTCTCTACCCGCTTGGTCATTGTCTGTTAGCACTACCAACTTTGTAGCACCGCTTTCTAGTAATAGTTTTTTTTGTACGTTTGATATGTCTCTACCAAATAAGCCAACAACATTTTTTACTCCACACTCCCACAATCTCCACACATCGCCCTGACCTTCTACTAAGAATAGGGTATTTAGATGAACCAAGGATTGTATTGCGTTGTGGTAGTTGTATAAGTATTGCGACTTTTTAAATCCTCTAGACCATAGATACTTTGGCTGAACAAAATCTCTTGTTGCTCTAGCGATGAATCCAATTTCTCTTCCTTCTGAATCTGGGATTGGAATAATTGATCTATGTCTGAAGGAGCCGGTGGTTTCGCAGGAGTCGCAAACTCCAAAAAATTGCAACGTTTCTTTTCTATAGCCTCTAGATGTAAAATAGTGTGACGGAGATCCGTCAGTTTTTGGTCTTGTGATGTGTTCCACTCTGACATCACATTGATCCTTTCTTTCTGCTCTGCTAATTGTGCGAACAAGTAACCCAAAGTCACTATCGTCAACGTTAGTAGAATTATTGCTACTGTTACCATCTTTTTTAGCTCCGTTTACATCGTAAAGTTTACATACATACTTCAGCGCTTCAGAAAAAGAGTCCGTTTGTAAGACCCCCTTCACAAAGCCAAATATGTCAGACTTGTAGTGGTCTTGACATCCGCGAGTCCAACATCTCCACATCTGCTTATCTAATGATATAGACAGTGCGTTTGGGTTGTCGCTACCCTCGTGGATAGGACACTTCATAAATATATTATCGCCATCCTGCGTATACTCTAGATTAAAACTATCTAGCAGTTTGTAAATATCTGCAAAAATAATATCACGCACCTTAGCTAAGTCTAGTGTTGATTTATTTTTATGTATTGCTTTGCTGTGCATCTACAACCACCTCCGCAGTATTTGCAATTTTGTCTAACATTATTATAGTAGTCATCTAGCTCTTTGTTCAATGTAAATCCGAAATTTTCTAAGTTTTTACATGACATGCACGTTCCATCTGGCCTGACCCAAGCGTAAGAATAAACTTTATCGCAGTATCCTAAATATTCTAATCTTAATCTTGTTAGTTCCTGTCCGACACCTTGCCCACGATAGTCTGGGTGAACCACCACGCATCTTAGCATACATTCCGCAACCGCTGCCCACCCCACAACCCTATCTTCATTTAGGGCTATCCATGCACACTGTATTTCATTTAAATGATCACTAAAGTAGCCACTGGCAAAAGAGTCATCTACCAACCTATTTGCTTCAAACAGATGACGATAACTAAACTTTTCACTTGGTAATGAATAATAATCTATCATCAGGTACTCTGGTCGTTATGAGTCCTGTTTACACGAATAAACCTTGCGGTTTTACTAAAGTCTTTTAGTGACGTAGCACCAGTATAAGCGCAAGCACTACGCACACCCCCAAGAATATCATTGATGGCATGTTTTACTTCTCCTTTGTACGGAACTTTCTTGACTCTACCTTCACTAGTGGCGTATTCATTCATTCCACCGTTATGTTTGTCTTGAGCTTTCTTTGAGGACATACCATAGAATGTTAGACTTTTCTTTTCCTCGTTCTCATACTCCCACTCTCCTTCACACTCGTCTGTACCCGCAAGCATACCTCCCAGCATTACAAAGTCTGCTCCAGCAGCGTAAGCTTTTGCTACATCCCCAGCGGTTCTGCACCCACCATCCGCACAAATGAGACCAAGCCGACCTGCATCTGACCTTAAACCGTGAGCAATATGAGCGCACTCTGCAATTGCTGATAGCTGTGGGTATCCAACTCCTGTTTTTAACCTAGTGGTACATGCAGAGCCGGGACCAATACCAACCTTAACGATGTCAACCTCGCCATGCAAAATTAATTCTGAAACCATCTCTGGAGTCGCCACGTTACCCGCCATTATAATTGAATCAGGAAACTCTAGTCTAATCTTAGCACAGTAGTCAACAAATCTTTCTGTGTATCCGTTTGCAATATCAATACAAATATTTGGAGAAGAACCTATCTTATCTTCTATATGAAAAAGTTTTTCTAGCTCATGATCTAAACCCATCCCAATGCTAACCCAAACATTACTCTCAACGTTATAGTATTTAAAATAATCTTCTATAATTTCTCCATCGTAGTGCTTGTGTAGACATGTAATCATTTCATACACACTGAGAGCAGTACCCATTCTAAATGTTCCCGTAGTATCCATGTTTGCAGCCATGATAGGAACACCATGCCACTCCTTGGAAGAATGATAAAAGTTAAACCTTCGTGTTAGGTCTACTTCCTTTCTACTTGCCGCTGCCGACCTTTGTGGTACGAGTAAGACATCATCAAAGTCTAGTTTTATATCTGTATCAATCTTCATTGTTATTCCTCGTCTAAGTCAAACGGTAAATCAGAACCTTCAATTACGCCCTCTGCATCTGGAGATTCTCTAATCTCATCTCTACTTCTCAGTTCTATTAATTGCGAGTGAGAACCTATCATGTTCATATTAATATAGTTGCCATCCATGAGTCCAGACCCATGCCTAGCTTTCAAGGTTACTAGCTTCCGATTACCCGCTCCGGGACCATCTTCAGCAAGCTCCTCTGCTGATTTTAATTTAAATATAGAGAAAGACGTGCATAACCAAATAAGCCTGTCAGATCCGCTCACAGCGTCTGTGGACTCTTTAGTGATTCCATCTCTGTTTAACTGCACAAATGAAAGACATGGAAAGTCAAACTTTACTGCCAAGTTGTGCAAGTTGGTGATTTGAAAACCAAGAGCTTGGTACTCTTGAATATTATTTGATATCCCCGATGAAGACATAAGTTTTAGGTAATCATATACAACCAAGCAATCATTTGTTTTGCCGTTGTCGTCTTGTCCTACCGTGTGCATCACCCATCTTTTAATTGCATTTAGGATAGTTTCAAACGGCGCGCCAGCAACACTTATGTAAGTGTATGGGATGTCTCTGATTTCTTCTATGGCTTCTTTGACTTTTATAAACTTCTCATCATCCTCAGAAAATTTACCTGTTGCAACTTCCTCAATTGGTACGCCGCTAATATTTGATACGATTCTGTTTAGGTGATCTTCCTTACTCATCTCGGTATCAAGCATGAGAACAGGTATGCCTTTACGAGCATTGTGTAGTGCTACATTATCTGCAAATACTGACTTACCAACTCCGGGCCTTGCAGAAACCAGATCAACACACTTACGCCGCAAGCCACCGCCAACAACAGCATCAAATCTAGGAAATCCGCTAGACAATCCGATTTGATCGCATTTGTTTTCCATAAGAAATTCAAGATATTCATCTATGTCGTCCCCTAATTGTTCAGGTTTTTCGCCGGTATCATCATCTCTAAGAAAATCCATAAGTGGATTCTCAATTAGACCAATGATGTCGTCAATTCCTTCGTCGCCATTAATAGAGTCAATATCTAATTCTATCTTCTTAGCGATTCTTTTTGCTTTACGTGCAAATTCAAACTTTTTTACTTGAGCAGCAAAGTAGATTACATTCTGTTTTTTAACAGGATAATCAATTAAAGATTTAATGTATTCTAATTCTTGTGTTGTATTTATAGACTCTATTAAGTCCAACTGCTCCGCAGCAGATAGTATTGCGGGGATATCAACGTCTGCTTCGTTCTCTAAGATTTTTTCTACGCATTTATATAGAACTTGATTGTTCTTATGGCTAAAGCTAGAGTGATCAATTAGATCTGATATTTCAACATAGGATTCAAAACCGTAAGAAAACAATCCCGCAAGGACTGCTCTTTCAGCGCCTATATCAGATAGGGTAGTTGTCATTTTATCTTCCTGTGCAACGGTTGCATCTCATGTATTCGCCATAGACCAAATTTGCGTTAATGTTAAACTCTTTACCGCAGACGTGACACTCTACCGTCCTTTTATTTGGTGCGTTTCTTTTTCTGGGTGTTCTTTTAAAATCTGGAGTTTCAACCTCTTTAAATTCTCCTTCATCTTCCCACTTGTTCTTTTTAAATTTCACTGGAGCTTTCCCGGTTACTGCTTGTTCTCTTTTTACTTTAAAGTCCTCCGTCACACTAGACTGAGGTTTTGAGGAAACCGCTTCCTCTGTTGATTCTTTTTCTGACGCTTCCATCAGACCTTGCATAAGTTTCTGTTTCTGCTCGTCCGACAAAGAGGCAACAAAATTATCAAAGTTCATTTTCTTCTTCCTTTTTCAATTAAGATATCTGCCTTGCGGCGAACATTGTACTCTCTGCTTTTTAGTAGTTCTAGCCTACTCTCTGCTGTTAATAGCCATTCATTAATGTTTTTAGCTATATCATTATCTCTTTTTATTAGGTCAACTTTTGTTTCATATTTCATAAATTGTACTTCTATTTGTGTCACTTCATGCGCTAGTATGCTGCCCAAATTTTCTTTACACCACCTGACAACATTTTCACTTTGTGATCTACACCAAGCTATGTGGTCTGCATATTGGTATAATTGATAGGCGTAATTAAAACAATCGTCTTGAGTCAACTTCTCCATATTCTCAATGCTTAAAGTTTCTGCAATCGCAAACTCTGGGTTAAAATTAGTAGGGGCTATATTAGCACCAGCTATATATGTTTGTATTCCCTCTAAAAACTTCTGTAGTCTATCTGCTGCGTTCAATTTTTTCTCTCCAATATTCTGGATCTTCGTCCCAGCGTAATTCTACCAACTCAATGTCATTTATTCTGCACCACTCTTTCTTGTCTAAGTCTCTCTTCTTAGCTTGTGCGAACCCTATCTTGCTCTTATGAAAGAATGGTGTATATTTAAAGTGTTGTTCTCCATGTACCTCTATAGCTATTGTACACGATGGAATTAAAAAGTCAAGAGCTAACTTAGATTTTTTCAGAGAAGAACCGGGAAGCGTAACTTCTTCAAGTACCTGATAGGGATGGAATAGCTCCACTATAAGTTCCCTAGCTTGTAAGTGATAGAAGCTACGCCTAATCCTTGTGCTGATGAGATATTTCTTAGTATCAAGATTATATTCTCTACCGTTTAGTCCTAAGACTTTCATAGTAACATCTCTCTAACTTGAGAGATTAAATATTCCTGAAGAGTTGGGTTATTATTTAAAAACTTAACCATGTTTTCCATGCCCTGAAATTTAAAAGCCTTTTCAACATCTTCTACTTCATTGTCAATTATCCAACTTTTGATTACTGGGTCGTCTTGATTGTCTACAAAACAGGTGATTGTATACCAAGCCCCTTTTGCTGAAATCATGGCAAACTCTGTGGCTGTTTGTGCGATCTCTTGAGCTTCGTCAATACCTATACCATAGCGAATCCAACTCGCCGCTGTACTCATGGGAGTGCCGCCAGCAGCAGATGTTTTGATTACCCAGTTAGCAACTTGACCAACGTGATTGCCAGACTCTTTGGGTACTTCCCATTTACCACGATGCGTAATAATCATATTGGTTCCAGCTTGAAACTGTAGCATATTGCCACAATCTGCCATCTTACTGGGTGAAAAACGTGACCCACCAGTATTGGCGATATTGTGAGTGATAAAGACAGCAATGGCTTTCATTCTAGATACATCGCCGCTGATACGCTTAAAGAACATAGAAAGTAAGCGTGGTAGGGCGTTACGAACACCTGTGCGAATTTCACCATCAATCTCATCCTGTGGAACCATATTGGATGTAGAGTCACAAATCAAGAACAAGTTTTCTTCTTCTTTAACAAGACGTTCCATGATGTTGAGGTATGTCTCCGCAGAAACAATGGGCGTATCATCTGTGGCTTGCACAATCTGAATTGCATCAACGTCAAGACCTTTGATGCCATGAAAGTTCTGCTTGGTTAGACGACCCTCTGTATTTAGATAGTATACCTTCTTGCCTTTAGCCTGTGCTTTTGCGGCAGCGTAGAGTGCTGTTGTCGTTTTCCCTGTCTTCGGATCGCCGGTCATAACAACAACCTGACCTTCTCTCAAGCCGCCGCCCAGAGCAATATCCAACGCTGGACTCACACTGATGGTATCGTATGACTCAAGAGATTCTAACACCTTGGTTCCAGACTGAATGACCTTTCCATACTTTTTAGTAAGCTGTCCAACAATCAAATCGCCATCTTCAATTGTTATCTTTGTCGTCTTTTTTCTCGGCATCTAACTCTATGCTCCTAAGTTTGTCCAATTTTGATTTCTTTCCAAAGGTCTTACTTCTACTTTTGGGATTTTTCTTAAACTCTATCTTTTGACTTGTATCTTCTTCTTTATCTGCTAAGAGTGCGTACTTATTTATAATAGCCTTAGCTCTCTTGTTGTTTAAAGAAAATATAGATTTAAATTCTGGCGAGTGAATGGCTTTTACTAACGCTTTCTCACTAATGTTTTTTAAGATTTTATTAGCTGCGATTAGTTGTTTTTTAAACGTCCAATCCCAAGGTTTTTTACTCCAGAACTTGTAAGGTAAAGATCCTTTATTTTTATACTCAGCATTTCTCATACACATTATCTCTGCTACGTAGGCAGCACATGTGCAGTATTCTCCTGTGCTTTGATGCTTATACTTGCTCTTCTCTGTTCTCTTTCGTTTTGTCATAGTAAATGATCGCTTGTTTAAAACACTCATCAAGACCCACTACCTCGCCTTTTTCTTTAGTCAATTCTGGCACACGATACATGTCCTTGTGCATTTTGCCATCTATCAACCTGCCTATGGTTATGTAGTGGTTTGTAATTCCACCCATCATTCCTAGTACAGATTTTACTAAATAGATAGCATCAATATCTTCTAGTTCTATTTCAATGTTATGCGATTTAAAGGATAAGTGTAGTTCTAATACATTTAGATCTTTTTCATCGCATCTTCTTTTAACTTCAAGCCAACTTCTATGGTGTGAAAAGTAATGCTCAGTGTTGTCACTGAGTTTTACTTTTATCCAACTGGCGTTTTTATCTGTCCTGTATACTTTTAAAAATTTTTGATGATTCATTTTACACTCGTGGTACAACCCTTAGATCTTGAGGTGTGATTTACCTTCTTCTTAAATTCGTCACCCATGCTTGATGCGTTTTCTGTCATTACTGTTGATCCCCTATTTGAAGCAAATTGTTCAGATAGCGGAGTTTTCTTTTTGTCTTTGCACTCGTCTACGTATTTATTTACAATAGATTTAGCTCTATCCAAATCCTTACATAGTGATTGTACATCTGTGGTCCCGCAGAAACTTTCAATGTAGTGTTTTTCCGCTTTACTTAGCGGTCCCTTTTTAGTCATTTGTTAATCCTCTCCTAGCTCTTGTCATGTAAAGTGAATTTTTAGTTCTTAAATACATCATGTAAAAATCAAACGTTGCCTTGGAAACTTGTTGCATCTTGGTTTCAACCCAAGCACTATTTCTCTTGCCGTAAGTCCCCATTGGATCAAAGGGGCTGTTTTGATGCACCCTAATATAGTATAACTCATTCTTGTTTTTTACAACAGATCTTGCATATATTTTCTCTTTATTTTTAACTTTTGTAGCTTCACCCTCTTTATTGAATAGTATTGCTTGTTTATTCGTTTCTGAAAAATCTGTATGGTTTTGTATGTATTTCATTTTTTACCCCTCATGATATAGTCTGCTTTTTGTTTCTTGCTCATTCCATTAATTTCTTTTGCGGAGGCAGAACCAGAGTTGTGATACCAAGGAGCTTCTGACTTCGGCGTTTGTTCAGCTTTTTTATGTTGCTGTTCTTGGATTTGACTTTTATTGTTTCTGGTGTTTTTATCCATCAAGCTACCGATGGTATTTCCACCGGTAACAAATGCATAAGCTCCTCCACTAATTACCCTTCTTAAAGAATCCTTCCCGCAATTAGGGCATTTGGTAAGTGGATCATCTGTTACTTTTTGATAAACATCCTCTACCACATGCTTGCAATCTGCACATTCATAATCGTATAACATTTAGTTCTCCAATGCCCGTAAAAATCTGCCTATAATTCCGTTTCTTTGGATGTCTTCGTATGTTAAGTGACAAATACCTATTCCTTCAACTCTGTCTAACTTGTTCATACAGTATGACAAACCACTTCTACCTCTAAGATCGTTCTGTTCAATGTCTCCATTTATTAAAACTTTAGAGTTCTGACCCATCCGAGACACAAACATTTTAATTTGATCTTCAGTGCAATTTTGAGCTTCATCCAAAATCATGTAAGAGTCGTGAAAAGTTGATCCTCTCATAACCTCTAGTGGTTTATACTGAATCTGTCCACGATTAGAATAATGACCGTAGTAACTTTGTCCTAGAAAGTGTTTAAAGTTTTCTTTCATTGGTAGTAGATAGGGTGCAATTTTTTCGCCCATTTCTCCCGGAAGAGATCCGATGTCTTTGCCGGTACAAACGAGCGGTCTACTGACTATAATATTTTCTATCTCTCCCTTGTGTAAATGGTGCGCTGCAATCCCAGCCGCTATGTAGGACTTACCTGATCCCGCTGGCCCAGAACAAAATATGATATCATTTTCCACGATAGATATTATATAATCTTTTTGATTCTCCGTCTTAGCTTGTAAGGGTTTAAGTTTTTGATTATTAGTTTTTTTAAGCTCATCTCTACGTTGTCTTTTAGTTTTCATGTATTACCCTTATAGTAATAAAATTTAAAGGTCGGACTCCTTTACAAAAACGCCGTCAATCATCTTTCCTTTTCTGTCTTTGATGTCCTCCCAAGCCTTGTTTAAACACTCAGAAAGTATCACTCCATTTCTTTCTGCGATGTTTATCATAACGACTAGCATATCTCCTATGTCGTCTTTTATATCCTCGCCCTTGCAGACACTATCTGATAGCTCTCCTAGCTCTTGTGCTAATTTTAATACTTGATCTTTATCTGTACTACCATCTATTAGATTTCTGTCGTAGTGCCAGCGAATAACTTTTTCTACAAGCGTGTATAGATCTTTATTTTCTCTTGTGCAGCAATTTTGTTCTATCTCAAATTTTTCTTTGATGCCATGAACTGTTTCAACAATAGTTTTAGTTACTTTAGATTTACAGCAACTCT